ACTGCGAGGTCAACGCGAGTGAGCTGATCTGGCCCAATGGCGCGACCCCGCAGCAGGTTGAAGCGGCTGCGGCAGCGCTCAAGACCCAGGGCGTGATCCTGCGCTAGTCCCCGTCCCATTCCGTACGCCGCAACCGTTTTACCTTTTATCCAGTAGCGATCCACTTTTCTCGACGAAGCCCGCAAACCCTTGCCAGGGGGTGCGGGCTTCGGCTTTTTATGCGGGGAGACAGTCATGGCAGGCGAAATTCTAGACGTATTCCATCAGGACCCCTTCACGGCTGTTGCGCTGACTGATGCAGTCCAGCGCAACCCGTTCCAGCCTGTCGGCCTGGGTTCGCTCAACGTCTTCGAGCCGAATCCGATCCGTACCAAGGCGCTGGCCGTGGAATCGCGCACCGGTAAGCTCGTCCTGATCCCGTTCTCGGAGCGCGGCTCGGAGGGCACGCAACGGACTACTGAAAAGCGCGACATGCGTTACTTCGAGGTCCCGCGCCTGATGCACGACGATACGATCTACGCGGAGGAGGTTCAGGGTATCCGCGAATTCGGTACGGAGTCCGTGCTGATGCAGGTGGAGTCGGAGGTCGCGCGGCGTCTTTCGGGACCGACTGGCCTGCTCGCCTCGGTGGAGTACACGAAGGAGTATCTGCGGCTCGCTGCGCTCCAGGGGCTGGTGCTCGATCCGAAGGATGGGTCGATCGTGTACAACTGGTTCAACGAGTTCGGCATTACGCAGGCGGCTCCGGTCGTCTTTGATCTCGTCGCGAATACGCAGTACGCGCTCCGCCCGATCTGCAACAGCATCATCCGTACGATGGCGCGCAAGGCACAGGGGGCATTTACCGCGACGACACGCGTCTATGCGATGTGCGGCGACCGGTTTTACGACCTGTTTGTCAACCATCAGGACGTGATCCGTACCTTCGTCAACTGGTCCGAAGCGGCTGATCTGCGCGATTCGCAGGGCGCGGCCTTCGATGCGTTCGATTTCTCCGGGATCACCTGGTTTAACTATCGCGGCTCGGATGATAACCAGACCATCAAGGTACCGGATGACGAGGTGCTGTTCTTCCCGGTCGGTGCGCCAGGGATCTTCCGCGAAGCCAACGGGCCAGGCGAAACCGTCGATTGGGTCAACACGCCGGGACGCCCCGTGTACGTGCTCCCGATCTTCGATCTCTACCGCCGTATGTGGTGGAAGATGGAAACCTATGCGTATCCGCTCTTTATCTGCACCCGGCCTGAAGTGCTGCTCTCCGGGACCGCGCTCGCTTCGGTAGCGGATACCTTTGCGGCACGCGACAAGGCGCGTGAGGAGCGCGAGAAGTTCGACCGCGAACAGGCGAAACAGGCCCTCCTCGAAGCCGCGAGCCGTCGACTCGGCGCGACGCGCTACGCGCACCAGCCCGACCCGGCGCTCGCGGACGATCCGGTGTACGGCAGCCAGCACGCACACCCGGATGATCCGGCAGGGATCGCGGGGCTCGCGGGGCAGGAAAGCCGCGCGAACCCGGAACGCTCACCGAGTCCGGCGGACCCCGCAGCCGCTCCCGGCCCCGCCGACCATAGCCGTTTCGCGCCTCCTGCGAATCTCACCGATGCCACCCGCACCGCTGGCCCGGTCGATCCCGATCACCCCGACGAGCCCACAGACGATACCGGCCCTCACGATCCCGATCACCCGGTTGATCCGGCTGACCCTACCGGCTTCCCGGCGCTCCCCGGCGCGACTGGCCCCACCAGCTCCAGCGGCCCCACCCGCTCCAGCGGTCCCAACGTCCCGGCTGCGCACCCCGGCCCCGCTGATCCAGACGACCCCGCCGATGGACCGGCTGGTCCGGCTGGACGCTCCGGCCCTTCGGGACACGGCTCCGGTAAAGGTAAGGGCAGCAAGTCGTGATCGACTGGGATGCCGTCCTCCTGCGGCCTGTGGAGGGGATATTCGGGCAAGCCGCGATCTACCTCGCCAACGATGGGGTGCAGACGCCCCTGAACGGCGTGTTCGATGAAGCGGTGGCGGACGTGGACGTGATGGATGGTCTGCCCGTGACGACGCTACGCCCCTGCTTCGGCTTCCGCGTGATCCAGCTCGCGAGCGCCGCCGCGCAGGGTGATTCGCTCCTCGTCTATGCCGCGCTCCCCGCACCGCTGGTCGACACGACTTTTTTTGTGCGCGAAGTCCGCAAGGATGGACATGGCTGGTGTTTCCTGCTCCTGAATAACGCGAGCTGAACCATGCAGCGCGATATTCCAGCCACGCTCCCGATGCTGGGGCGGGCGCAGGTACGGCTCGCGGCATTCGGCGCGCTCACCCGCGCCGCGCTCACCGATCGCGGTCACCCGGTACTGGTGCAATCCCCGGGCGACTGGTCGATCCCGGCCTCGCTCCTCCCGGTCGTGATCGTGCGGACCGGAGCTGAGACCAAGACGTCGACACAGAGGGGTATGCCGACCTTCACAACGAGCTGCACGCTTGAGGTCAAGGCGACCATCGAGGCGATTACCGCACTCGCCGCGCAGGACGCTATCGAGGCTTTGTGGTTCAGCGTCGAACGCGCGCTCCTCACCGATTACTCACTGGTCGGCATGCTCCAGCAGTTCGCGGGGATCGATAGCGTGCTGGAAATCCGCGCGGAGGGCTCGCGCCACCTCGCGGGGATCGCGGCCGCGTTTCACTGCGAGTACTTCGAATCGTTCGATCCGTTCGACGCGATCCCCGCGCCGCAGACCTGGCCCGTCGTGACGACGCCCGGTGTATTTGAAAGCATCGATATCCACGTCGATACCGGTGCGCCGTTCGATGCAGACGGTACCTATCCGAACCCGCCTTTCCCCGATTCCATCGCACCCGCTCCCCGTACCTCGGGACCGGATGGGCGCGATGAGGGCTATCTCGATATCACGCTGCCGCCGCCCGACAGCAAGTAACCGCCAGGGCTTCCCACCATGAAAACTTTTCGCATTGCTCCGGTCGAGGGGCGGGTCGTGCGCGACCCCGATCTGCGCGACCTGATTACCGCCGCGCGCACGGTCCCCGATACGCCCTTCTGGCGCCGCCGTATCCGCGACGGTGATGTGCATATGGAGGCGACCGGCGAAACCGCGCCAGCGCCCGCTACGCAGGCCGCAGATGCACCCGCGCCGCGTAGCTCCAGCGCCAAGACGGGAACCACTCCGAAAACGTCCGACTGATGAGGGGGCTACGCCATGATTCCGTTCAAGCAGATTCCCGCGAACATCCGGGTCCCGCTCTTTTACGCGGAGGTCGATAACTCGCAGGCCAACACGGGGCAGACGACCCAGCGCGCGCTGGTGATCGCGCAGGTTCTCCCCTCCGGGAGCGCGACGCCGAATGTCCCCGCGATCACCCAGGGCGCGACCGATGCGGAGAGCGCGGGCGGGATCGGCTCGATGCTCGCGCTGATGCTCGCCAAGTACCGCCAGAACGATTCGTTTGGCGAGGTCTGGTATCTCCCGCTCGCTGATGATCCCGCCGCGCTCGCCGCGACCGGCACCGTCACGATCCAGACCCCGGCGACTGCGGCCGGAACGATCTATCTCTACGTGGGCGGGGTGCGTGTCGCGCAGCCGGTCCAGCCCACGCAGGCAGTTGAGGATATCGCGACCGCGATGGCGGCGGCGATCGCAGCGACACCGAACCTCCCGGTCAGCGCGGCGGCCGCGGCCGGAGTGGTGACGCTCACCGCGCTCAACAAGGGACCAGCCGGTAACGGGATCGATCTGCGCATGAATTATGTCGGCACGCCGGCTGGTGAGGTGACGCCCGAAGGGCTGACGTACACCATTGCGCCGATGGCGGCAGGCGCGACCGCGCCGGACATGACGGCGGGGCTCGATGCGCTGGGCGATATGTCCTTTGACTTCATCGTCACGCCCTATAGCGATCCGATCTCGCTCGATGCGCTCAAGGAATTTCTCAACGACATTACCGGGCGATGGAGCTGGCAGCAGATGCTCTACGGCGGGTTTTTCGCCGCTGCGCAGGGGACGCTTGGCCAACTGGTCGCGATTGGGACCGCACGTAATGACCAGCACGGCTCGTTGATGGGCTTCAACGACTCGCCAACGCCCGCATGGCTGTGGGCCGCTGCGATCGCGGGTGCGTGCGCCAACAGTCTGCGCGCGGACCCCGCAACGCCGCTCCAGACGCTCCCGCTGATCGGCGTGCTCGCGCCTCCGGTGCATTCCCGCTTCCCGCTCGGCGATCGTAACTCGCTCCTCTATGACGGTATCTCCACCTTCACGGTGGCGGATGACGGCACGGTCGCGATCGAGAACCTGATTACGACCTATCAGGAGAACGCTTACGGCCAGCCCGACGACAGCTATCTGGAGGTCGAGACGCTGTACACACTCGCCGCGCTCCTGCGCCATCTGGAGATCGTCGTCACCAGCAAGTACGGGCGCGTGAAGCTCGCAGATGACGGGACGCGCTTCGCGCAGGGCTCCAACATCGTCACGCCCAACATCATTCGGGGCGATCTGATCGCGGCCTACCAGGAGGATGAATTCAACGGACTGGTTCAGGGGAGCAAGACCTTCGCTGATGCGCTGATCGTGGAGCGTAATTCGGACAACCCGAACCGGGTCGATGTGCTCTGGCCTGGCATCCTGATTAACCAGTTGCGCATCTTCGCGCTGCTGGCGCAGTTCCGGCTCACCACGTCCTGAGGAGAACGAGATGGCAGACAACACCAACCGTCTCGCCGGGGTCGCATATATCTCCGTCGACGGACAGAGCTACATGCTCTCGGGCGAGCTCAGTTACTCACCGGGCCCCGTCGAGCGCGAGACGCTGACCGGTCAGGACCAGGTACACGGCTACAGCGAAAAGCCGCGTGCTCCGTTCATCTCCGGTACCTTCCGCGATTCAAGCACGCTCACCGTCGCGGACTTTAACGCGATGACCAACGTTACCGTCACCTGCGAGCTGGCGAATTCCAAGACGGTGATCGGCCGCAACATGTGGACGACCACCGCGCAGGAGGTGAAGACGCCGGAAGCCACGTTTGAGGTCCGCTTCGAGGGCTTTAGCGGCTCGGTGACCGAACAGTAAAACGAGGAGAGATCAGGTGGAAAGCGAAACGATCCGGCTACTCTCGCCGGTAGATGGTATCGAGGAGATCACGCTGCGCGAGCCAACCGTGGATGAGATCGCGCGCGTCAATGACGACACCAGCAAATTTGGTGCGGTCCGCGCGATGAAAAATCTCCTCGCCAACATGTCGAAAATGGACGTGGCGACGGTAGGCCGGATGGGCGCGCGTGACTTCAATGCGTGCAACAAGTACCTGACGACTTTTTTCGAATGACCCCGCCCAATCTCCGCGACGTGGTTGCCGAGGTGACGTGGTTCTATCACTGGGGGCCGCGCGAAGCGGGCGCGCTCACCTGGAGCGAGCTCGCGTGGTGGCACACGCAGGCGCAGCGTATCCTCCGCCTCCAGACACCCGCGCAGGGGTAAGCCGTGGCCGAAAAGAAAATTGAATTCACCATTTCGGCGGTCGACCACGCCACCGCCGTCATGAACCAGGTGAATGCGAACATCGCGAAGATGACGGCGCCCTATGTCAAGCTCGCCAGGAGCGCAAAGGCGTTCTCCGACAATAGCGGGCTTACCAAGGTCGCGAACAACCTGGGGAAGGTAGCGAGCGAGGCCGGTAAGGCGGCGGCGAGTATCACGAAGATGGCTGCGCCCCTCCTCGCGATCGTGGGCGGCGGGACGCTCGCGGGGCTCTCCTCGATGGTCACGCATTGGGAGCGGATCGGGATGGAGACGGAGCGGACCTCGCGCCTCCTGGGGATCACCGCCAGCGAGCTCACCAGCATGCGCGGCGCGGCGGGTCTGATGGGCGTCTCCGCCGATGCGATGACAAGCGGCTTCCAGAGCTTGCAGGACACGCTCCAGGACGCACGCTGGGGACGTAACCAGGCCGCGTTCGCCACCCTCCAGGCGCTCGGTATCCAGCTCCATACGACCAAGGCCGGGGCGGTCGACACGCAGCGCGCCATGTACGACCTCGCGGACCGGATGCAGGCGATCCAGAAACGTGATCCCGCTGCGGCGCGTAACCTCGCGCGCTCGCTCGGCGTCGAGCAGCTCCTCCCGGTACTGATCCAGGGGAGCAAGGCGATGCAGGCGTATGAGGACCGGGCGCGACACCTGCGCGGCGATTTCACGCCCGACATGGCGCAGCGCGCCACGCAATTCACGCAGTCCGTCTCCAGCCTCGGGCTCGCCGTGGAGGGGATCAAGGTGTCGATCTCGGACAAGCTCGCGCCGGTACTCGGCCCGATGATCGATCGCTTCTCGGAGTGGATCGCGAAGAATCGCGAGCTGATCTCCTCGCGGATTGCGGCGATGATCGAGCGGATCGCGAACGCGCTTATCAAGATGGTCGAAGGCACCGACTGGGATACCTTCCTGGACAAGATCGACAAGACGGTCGAATCGATTACCGATCTGGTGACGTGGATACTCAAGGCGGTCGATGCCATAGGCGGTTTCAAGACGGTCGCGGCGGGGCTCGCCATCTACATGACGGGGAGCTTTGTCGCGTCAATGGTCACGGCGGTGGCGAGTATCGGCGGGCTGGTGATCCGGGTCGGCGGGCTCCTCGCCTCGATGGCGGGCGCGGGTACCGCAGCGTCGACCGCCATTGCAGGCGCAGAGGTAGCGGCGGGCGGTGCGACAGCGGCGGGCGGAGCGGTAGCCGCAGGCGGCGAGATCGCAGCCGGTACCGCAGCAGCAGCGGGCGGCGGCGGTCTCCTCGCGGGGATCGGGAGCGGAATCGGAGCACTCATCAACCCGATCACGGCGGGTATCGGTGCGATGATCTACAGCCCCGGACTGAACAAGGGCGAGGATGCACAGCTCGCGCGTATCCGGGGCGCAGAGCAGCAGACGGGCGGGAAGTTCCCCGGCGCGCAGCCGGTCGGAAAATGGGCGGAGCAGCTCAACTTCGCGGGGCTGGAAAAACAGAACGGCCTGCCGCCCGGTCTGCTTGCGGCGATCGCGCAGGTGGAGTCACACGGCAACGCGGGCGCAGTCAACAAGGCAAGCGGCGCAGCGGGGCTATTCCAGTTCATGCCCGCCACGGCGAAGGAGTACGGGATCAATCCGTTTGACAGCCAGGCTGAAGCGGGCGCAGCCGCGACCAAGCTCGGCAAGCTGATCCAGCGTTATCACGGTGATGTA